CATCCAAGCTATTTAGACGCACATCGATAGAGTCAAACCGGAACTCAGGTTCAGAGAAGCGTTTAACAAGACTTTCAGCCCAATTAGTCAACTGTGTATCGTTAGACATCAACAAATCAGACTGTGTAAGGTTGAAAATACCGTACTGAGACACAGAGTCAGTATCAACCGCTGTAACAGTCGTGTTAGTGATAACCGATGACAAAACAACTTCGTTATACAACTGCTCAGAACCATAAACAACATTCATCGTCTCATAACCAATGCCTGTACCATCATCAGACAGGTGGACAGGTGTTGCTGTACCAACGGTAACATTCTGGTCACGGAAAACAACATAACCGGACTTGTTAACGAATAGTCGCCCACCCTCAGACTGTTCCACAAGACGCAAATAACTCAAAACATTAGTGTTATCGCCAATAACATCAGCACCAAGGCTGTGTACACCTGTAGCAATGTCGCGTAGCAACTCCGGCCATTGCACATCAGGGCTATCCAAAACTGCTTCAACACGCGCACCAGACAACTGTGCTGTAGCTGTACCACCAGCAAGAGTTTGGTTGTTAAGGAACACGAAACCATCAGATGCTACGAAAGTAGCTGTAGCATCCCCACCGGGGCTGTAGAAAAGGTTCCAGTCATCGACCAAACCAGTGAACTGAACAATGTCGTTAGTGCTGATACGCACTTCACGCTTAGGAACAATCTGCCCATAATACGGCCCAGCAGCGTAAGTAGGGTCGAAGTTGCGGTCAAGGTTGCTTAATTCAACAATCGCTTCACCAGCTGACACATTATCAATGTAGTTAGCTTTACCACGGTTTATAGTAACTTCACGAACATCTGCTGTGATGTCGTAGAAAATAGTGCCACCAAGCACCCATTCAGGGTCATCCAACTTACCAGCAACAGGGTCGTCAAGTGTTAGGAAAGGCCCACCAGCAGAGGTAAGGTCAAAACCAACTTCAACTAACTGTGTAGGCATTACAACAGCCTTCTAGTCTGGATAGACAATTGAGCGTTAGGAACAGAATACTTGTTAATAGCTGACTGTAATTGTTGACCAGTGGCTTTAGATGAAACCGGGGCTTTAACAGTGATGTTATTTGTCACAGTTTTAACAGTAGTTGTTGTCTTAGGTGTTGCAGCAATAGGTGTAGGAACTTCAAGTTGTTTAATCTGTGCATTATAAGCAGCATTAAACGCATCAGCTAGTTGCTGTGCAGCTGCGACAATCTGGGCTTCTTGAGCCAACAAACCATTTACAAGGCCACCAGCAACCTCAACACCAGCGTTATACATAACTACTGCTGTTTGCTCTGCAATGCCTTCTGTTGCTGTCTGAAGCTCTTTGAAGGTGTCATTCAGGCTAGTGACTGAATCCTTACCACCAGCAAGGATTTCTGTTGCTAACTGGCCACCAACATCAGGGCCGGCATCAACAATCTGCTTGAATAGGTCAGGGTTTAGACCAGCCTTTTTCAAGTCTGTTAGCTGAGTGGCAAAGGCTTTAGTTTTAGCAACAACTTCTTTGAGTTTGCTAACAACACCCTTACCGCCAACAACCTCATCAACGGTGCGCTTAGTAGTCACACTAAAGCCATCAACAATCTTTGTCACAGAGGTTGTGACCTGCTTAGTCTGTGTTTCTAGCAAGTTAGCAAGGTTGCCTGTTCCCATAAGCGAGGAAGTGACTTCCTCAATAAGAGCCTTAGCCAATGAACGCTTTTTGATAATCGCATCACGATCTTGAGCGTTCTTGACAAGCAAAGCCTTCTGAGCATCAAGGAAAGTTTTTAGTTTTGCAACACCCTTAGTGCCAGTTGGTGCTTCTGCTAGTTTCTTATAGATTCCGTCAAAGGTTTCAGTTACAGACTGCTCAAACTCGCCCATGTCTTTAGAGATGGTTGTGAGTTGGCTAAAGTCACCCATGCCTTTCAGGGCATCCTTGAAAGCGTTTAGTTTCTTAGTTGCTGCTTCTAGTGCAACTTCTGCCTTTGACTTAGTCTTAGCACCGCCCTTAGCAGGAGCAAAAGGTGAGAAACCTTTGGCACTCGGCTTAGCAACTTCAGCATCAGCCTTAACTAGCGACTTCTTGTATTTATCAATAGCAGCCTGGAAAGCATCATTACGCGCCCTTTCCGCAACCATAGCAGCACCGGTTTTGAGCTTTGGCCCTGTTGAAGTCTGCTCAAAGTTCTTAGGGTCACGCATAGCCTTGTCATAGGCCTCTTGACCGGCCTTAGAAGCCGCCCAGTTGATTTCTTTAGGCACACCATTAGCAGCAGCGTTGATGTTTGGTTGTAGAGCTTGAAGCGCGACTGCTAGTAATCCAACTGCTGTAATCATCAGCATGATTGGGTTGGTGTTCATTGCCAGGTTGAACAAAGTCATTGCGGCTGTTGCTACACCGATAGCGGTAGCCAAAGGCCCTAGCCAGTCAATGTTCTCAATAATTACATTTACAAGATTCACTAAGAAATCAACAGCACGAACAATCGCATCCACGAACTCTTGAATCTTTGCTTGACCTTCTGGAGAAGCAAACCAAGCAGCAAGTTCGTTTAGGGTTGGCAATAGAGCCATACCGATTTGTTCTTGCATCTCGCCCATAATGACATTGATGCGCTGGAAAGGGTCATTGTTTGCAGCAGCAGCAGCCATGCCACCAAAGGCAGCGGTTAGAGCCTGAACAGGATCTTCGCCTTCCTTGATAACAATGCCAAGTTTCTTTAGCGCACCAGTCTGACCGTTTACAGCCTTACCGATTGCCTTAGCAACAGTTTCAAGACCTAGACCTGTTCCAGCGGAAACATCTGTTGCAAGTGAAAGAAGTCCTTGTGCGCCTGTTAGGTCACCAGTTGCTCGAACAAGAGTTGCAAGAGCTGGGCGTAGTTGGTCATCAGCGATGCTTGTCTGAAGTTGAAGCGATTTGATAAATGATTCAGAACCAGCAATAGCCTGGTCAGTTGCACCAACTGTGTTCTTTAGTTGCTGTGCTAAAAGTGCTTGACTTTTGACATCTGAAACGGCGGCTTTAGCGGCATCCTTTAATCCGCTAGTAATAGCCGCAAGACCAACACCTAAACCAACAGCACCAAGAGTAGAGCGTAGCCCTTTACCTAATTTGTCAAATTCTTTAGTCGCTTTTTTGATTCCAGTCGCATCAAACTGGGTAGCAATTATCGCCTTGATTGCCATTATTTTCTCAACCTTCTGGTGAAGTCATCCATAGTTTTGCCAATGACTTTTGCTACTTCTGCTCTAATTGCTGGCAACTTATCTTCAAGTCCACCATAGACATATCTTGATGGTGGGTTCTTACTGCGTTGATTCAAAACCTCAATCAAATTTTTACCTTGACCATTGATTTTTCTGCGAACAGTTCGACCAGTTTTTGGATCTACAAAAGGCCTTGTTCTTGCATATTGCCCACCACCAGGGCCTCGACCAGCGATGTCGGCAATATCAAAACCAACATATTTTCCAGAGCCGGTTGCTGTTATGGCAACAAGGTTGGCAGTAGTTGAACCAAAGCCATATGACTTACCGCTTGGAGTAATGCGAATATTTACTTTTGGCGTGGTGTAAGCGGTGCGCCCATTTCCAGCCATACCAGACAAAGGCGCTACTTTTGGAGAATTAGACCTAATTTGAGATACTGCTGGTTGAGCAATTTGTCGAATGTTTTTTCGCAAATCTTTTAGCATCTCTGGCTCAAACTTGCGCATCTCTGCTATGGTTTCTTTCACACCATAAAACTTCACAATTTCGTCAGCCATAATCTCAATTCTACCTTAGAAGCGAAAAGCCCCCGATGCGTAGTCGGGGGTTTTCTATTTGCTCATCTGTTGCGCTCGGTAGATAAGATACCTACCCATAGTCCACAACATACGATCAGACTCTTGCATAAGAGCTGAAGGTGCGATGCCTGTTTCAACAGCAAGGCTGGCGATATACCAATGACTTGATGAATCGCCAAGCCCTACTATTTTGGGTCTAGTTCACTCGCTCCAACAGATTCAACTGTTTCAGTCCAAGCATCGAAGTCTAGGGCGGTTGCCTTAGTGCGATTCTCAGAAGCCCAAGCCAAGAATAGAAGGTGAGTGATTCTCACTTCTTCCTGGATACGGCTAACTGAGATGTTGAACTTGTCCTCAAACTTTACAAGGTCTGAAGCGGAGCAGGTGATTTCCTTAGCGTTGCCGTCAAGGAAAAGGATGCGTAGGTTAATTTTCATTTTTTATCCTTGTTATGCAGTTGCGCGTGATACCGCACCCACAGTTGGGAAGGTTACATCGAAAGTTGCTAGGTCACCAACAGCACCGTTGATAGGTGTGTATTGCGAGATTAGCACAACTGCTGAGTATGCAGGGTTGGTTGCTGAAACGGTTGCAGAGCTTGAGCGAATGGTTACAGTCGCTTCAGTTCCGATTAGTGGGTAAAGCAAAGCGTCTACTCCGCCAACACCAAAGTCCTGCTGGAAGTTTAGGGTTACAGAACCAGACTTTAGGCCTGCTGCTACTTCGCGCCATCCAGCGCTTCCTAGTGAGGTCTTGTCTACTTCTTCAACGGTGATCTCAAGAGATGCACCTGAAAGGGCTGATGATACATCCGCTGTGCCGATTGACACATAACGGCTAGTTACAACAGTTTTTGCCATTGTGATTTTCCTTTTGTTTAGTCTGCTTGCACAGCGATATCGAATTCAGCGGCAAGATAAGTGTTCTCACCGATGGTGACTGAGCCGTAGTTTCTCATGCCTGTAACTATTGTATCAAAGACAACACCGCCGAGGGTTTTGTCTGCTTCAATGGCTACCCTAATGCTGCTTGCACCGGTTGGTGAACAATAGGCATCAAGACTGTTTTGGCTAGTGCGCTCTGACACTCGCCCGACCACTACCGTCACCGTGAAATTATAGGTTGATAGTGCGTTGTTGAAAGCTCGGTGGTATTCCACAGTTGTTGGTGCGACAATCGCATAAGGCGGATTGACATTGTCGGGAATGGTTGGCCCTGAGCGTAGACCGGTGATAGTTGCCAGTCTTGTCGAAAGGCCAGAACGGATAGCGGTAATGCTTGCCACTACGCGAACTTCACAATTCTGTAAGAGTCAACCAGTTGTGCAACATCTGGATCAAGGCGTGAGCCGACTCGAATAAAGCCGAGGTCTGGGCTTGAAAGAACACCAAGAGGTGAGTCTAGGCGCTTGAAAATTCTTGAGGACTGAATAATGGTTGCCTGCTTGATTGCGGTAGGAATAGAAGACCAACCCCAAGTGGCTGTGACCTTCACCAGAGCCTCGCCACCCCAAATCGGGTAGGTGTAGTCCCCAATGGCTCTAATGGCGTTATAAGGTACAGGAAGGCCGTCTACGCGCCCATTTAGAGGCTCTAGTTGGTAGTCATCTGCTTGCCAGATAACATCATAAGTTCCGTCTGCTGAAGTATCGGTTGCAATCTCGGTGATTGCGACAGCGTCATCAATGTTGGTGAGCCAGTCGGTGTCAGCAACAAAGTAGCGTGAGGCAGTTCCAGCGTTGTAGAAAGAGCGCGCACAATAAGCGTCCACCAGTCGAGAAGCCGACTCGACAGCCATCTCTAAAAGAGAATCATCGATGGTGTCTGTAATGCGAAGAGCAGCCTTGACCTCGGCTAAGGTTGCGTATCCGTTGGAGATTGCCATGAGTCTATTCTACCGCTCGAACCGCAACCGACTCTTTATGTCTGTCGAGCTAATGCCTTGAGTGTAGGGAATGTAGCAGAGGCCTATTCCTCGCTCATCTAGCCAGTCCTGGTCAAAGCCCATCTGAGAATAGTAGTCTCTCCTAGCCCAGTCCGAGCCGATGACAACCAGATCAGGTTTGGCTAACTCAATAGCCAGACAAGAATTAGCGCCACCAAGATTGGGAACAACATCATCAACATAGCGGCAAGACAAGAGAACAGATTTCCGTTCTTCATAGTTCATCACCAATCCTTTTCCTTTGTATTCCTTGATGAATTCATCTGTGTTTAGCGAAACAATAACCTCGCCATTTTCACCCGCTAGGGTTTTGCACCGCTCCAAGAAGCGAGCGTGGCCTGAGTGGAAAAGGTCAAAAGAGCCGCCTGTGTAAACTTTCAGTCCCATCGGTTAGCCCTTCTGACTTCCAGCGACCACTCGCCTTGACTGTAATCTTCTTCATTTGATTTCTTGTCAAATAGTTTTTGATTTCGAGCATAACTAACAGCGTTCTTCTCAGCGAACCCTGCCTTTAGAGTGCTGGAGTTGTCATGGTGGACTTTTGCCTGAATAGTTTT